CACATGAGATATCTCCCAACCAAACCATGAGCCCATATTATTTTTTTCTAATACAGTGGCTAAAAGATATTTCTGAGTAAACGGAGCAGGTTTAAAAAAACCTTTACCATTTTTTCTTTGTTGCCTCAAAGACATCATCATTGAATTCCACTTTTTAGATTTTTTTCTTTGAGTAGATTTCATCGTGATAAGTGCTGTTGATGTTTTATCAGGCTCCACAACCATCACATAGTGAGATGCTGTCTCCTCGATATAATTACCATTTTGTAATCTATCTTTACCATCATCTCCTCTAGTGGTTTTAGTCATGATATCAGAGTCACTTGGATAAACATTTACAGGTGCTACTGCTCCCTTATCTCTATCTTTCCATTCAATGTACTCTAATTTGTAATAACAAGGAATTACAGTAATGCCTTTATGGCCATCATATAATTCATCTGTTACTGTGTTATAAATCATTCCTGCTTTTGCATCTGGAATGAAATTACTATCACCTTGTGTAACTTGTGGTGATAGCTGTCCCAAGACTTTTAAAAAAGGTAATGCAAGACTCTTTGAGTCTACATTGTCAAAACCTTCGTCTGCGAACTGTTCGATGTTGACTGTTTGTAAAGCGTTATTCTCCTTTACTTTTATCGTGTTCTTTATCGACATATTACTCCTTATTTATTATTTGTTATCTTTGTTTTATTTGCAATATACACACCAAACAAATCAAATGGTAATTCCTTACCAGTTTCAACTTGCTCTCTTACAAATGCTTTTAAAGTCATTGGCTCGACCTTCTGTTTTTTATTGTAGGCAAAACCAAACTTTTCACAAACACTTATAAGTTCAGAGACTTGATTATCTTGACCTCGACTAAAAGAAGTGGTCACTGTATTTTTAATCAAATCCTCATGACCTTTTGCTCTTAACCAACCAAAGGCTTCATCAACTCTAGACTCAGGTATCTTAGCTGCGTAAAATGGTTTTACTTCAACCTCAGTACCATCCTCTAATTTTAATTTAGAGACTCCTGCTTCCTGCATCATTTCTGGAATGATACGTTCTTCAAAATCTCTAGCTTTGTTTTTGAGTAAAGATAGTTTTTCTTCTTCGTCTTTGATTTGCTGTTGTAGTTTATTGAGTTGGTGACATTTATCAGATATTGATTTAATATTATCTTGATCAATGTCAATGGATGACATTTTTTCTATATCCATATAATCCTCCTAAGCCTCCATAAATTATCCTCTTGAATTTTGCAACAAGAAAATATATTTAAACACCAGATGTGGAGATACCCGTATAAAACTAAACCTTACGAACACCAACGTAATGCACTAAATCAATCTGCTGAAAAAGTGCAATGGGCATATTTTATGGAAATGGGCACAGGAAAAACTAAGGTAACTATAGATAATATGGCATATCTATCATTTAAAGGTAAAATAAATTCTGCACTCATTATCGCTCCAAAATCTGTTTACACTGTTTGGGAGACAGAAATAGAAACGCATATGCCAAATGCAATTAAATATAAGATTTACAAATGGAATCTAGACAAACCTAAAGATTATAAAGATTTAAATAATTATGAACACCTTAGAATCTTTCTAATTAACGTTGAGGCTTTATCTACAAAGAGAGGATTTGATGGTTGTGTAGATTATTTAACTAAAAATAAATCAAACTTTGTAGTACTGGATGAATCAACCACCATAAAAAACCGATCAGCAAAACGAACAAAAAACATTTTAGGATTAAGAAAACTGTCGAATATAAGGCGAATCCTAACAGGATCGCCAATAACAAAATCTCCATTAGATTTGTTTACACAATGTCAATTCTTAAGTCCAGAACTTTTAGGTTTTTCAAGTTATTTAGCTTTTAGAAATAGATATGCAGAAATGACTGATATACCAGTCGGTTCAGGTAGATTTATATCAGTGCCAAAATATTACAAAAGACTTGAGGAACTTGAAGTTAGGCTTCAACAGTTCTCAACTAGAATACGAAAAGACCAATGTCTAGACCTGAAGCCAAAGATACGTCAGAAAAGATACATTGAACTCGAAGGCGAAAGCAAAAAAATATATGATCGCTTAAGAACTTCGGCATTGGCAATTGTTGAAGATAGTACAATATCATTTTCAAATAAACTTACAGAAATAGTAAAGTTACATCAAGTATGTAATGGTTTTACTAAAGACGATGAGGGTAAAATGCTTAGGTTACATGATTCTAAATTAAAAGCTTTACAAGAGGTAATTGATGAAACAGATGGTAAAATTATTATTTGGGCTAACTACCTTTGGAATATACATGAAATCAATCATTTTTTAAAAACCAGATATGGTGAAGAAGCAGTTGTTTCTATTTTTGGAGAAGTTAGTGTACAAGATAGAAAAAATGCTGTTGAAAAAATTCAAAAAGATCCAAAAACAAGATTCCTCGTGGGTAATCCAACTACTGGTGGTTTTGGGCTTACTCTCACTGCCTGTAATACTGTCATTTATTATTCAAATAGTTATAATTTAGAGGTTAGAATGCAATCTGAAGATAGGGCTCATAGAATGGGACAGACAGGATCTGTCGTATATATTGATATATTAGCTAGAAATACTTTAGATGAGGCTATTATGAAATCCTTAATAAATAAGGGCCAAATAGCTGCTAAAACACTAGGAGAAGAAGACTTAAGATCCTGGTTGCTCTAATTTATGGTATTGTTCTAATCTCTCTAAAAATTTATCACCGTATTCCCTCAAATCCGCCTCTGAGAGCTTAAACTCTTGATATTGGAGGTCTCGGCTACACATTGCTATTACACCCTGCTCTATGGGCCCGTAATTGGCCGTATGGGCTAAATAATAGGCTCCTAGCTGTAACTTATAATCCTCAACCCACTCCTCTTTTTTAGGCTTATTTGTTTGTTTCCAGTCAATAATACTAGGTTTTCCATATGCTACCGCTGTTAAATCACACGTTCCTGCAAATTTGTTTTGATACTCAAGGCTTATTTCATTACCCCAAACCTCATCTATTTTAATATTATCAAGAATTGTCTTAGCCATCATTCTTGGCTTTGTGCCCTCTTCCATGGCGTTAAAATACCCTTGACCTGTAAGGTAATATTCTAGCACTTGGTGCATTTCAGTTCCAATAGTCGATGCTTGTTGCATTATTCGATCAGCTTCTTTTTCGCCTACTCGTCTTCGCCAATTATCTAAAAATCTTCTATCTTTAGTTGCACTTAAAATTGTTGTAACTGATGGAACTTTAACATTATCAACTAAATATTTACGACCCGTTGTATCTGAAAATCTATTATAGTGTTTGTAAGTGTATTTTCTATGTAATTTCACCAGACTTTTGTAATTAATACTAATATAACTCCCGCCATACCAGTAATTAATACACCTGCTGAAGTCAACATAATTTTTTCTATTCTTGCTATGTCTGCTCTTAAGCTTTTGATGTCATCTTGAGTTTGCTTTTGCATAATTCTGCAAAGCTTTTCATGCGATTCGATTTTTTGTAATGCGTTATCCCTGGCCACGTTGTCTCCTTTGAGCTATTGCTGCACCAACTGCATCATTTGGAAACAAAGAACTAAACTGTTGTGGATCAACTTGTTGTCCAGTGGCCGGTGTTTGTGCTACTGGATTTTGTAGTTGTATATCATCTGTAATTCTTTCCTCATCAGCCTCTAAATCTCTGTTTATATCATCAGCATCTGTCTCACTTTCAGCTCTTGCAGTTGCTCTTACATAATCAACCATTTGATTATCAGTCTCAACATTACCTGAACTACCAGTAAAGTCTTGAGCAAACATTGATTCTAAAGTTTCTTTTGGAATCGTATTTTCATCAAACTTAGGTTTTGGAACCTCAAAAGGCATTCCTAATAATTCTTCTTGTATTCTTACAGGATCAACAGTTTTAGGATTTACTCTAGGTGTATCCTCATCTTCATCTGCAAAATAATTTATTAGTCTTGCAAAGGCTTCTCTCTTTTGAGTTAAACCTAAAGCTGTAAGAGGTTTAGCATTATAACTTCTACCTACTCTTTGACCTAAAATTTTTTCACCTTTAACCATTTTTAACATTTCATCTGCACCTAATGCATCGTTTAAATATCTTAAACCTACTGGATCTGTTAATATTCTACCTGCTTTACGTGCTAATAATAAAAAGATTGCAGGTGCAAATGGGTTAACCGCTGCCATACCACCACCAATTACAACTCCAGATAATACACCTCTACCACCAGATAACGTAAATCTTCTTTGTAAAAATGTTGAAGTGTCTGAAATAGAAATATCAGATATAGCTTTCATATAATCTGTAAATTTATAAAACTCTTCTACATTACCTTTACCTAACATCTCAGCCATTTTTTTTCTACCGTTAGCTTCTGTAGCCTTACCTATTCCTAAATCTGTCATAAATTTATTTATATCAAATGATGCAAAGTCTTTTGGACTAAATCTTATTTTAGAAACATCAAACACTCCATTTCCTAATTTAACATCCTCAATACTAAAACCTCTTTCTGCAAGCAATCTATCAGTGCCTATCTCTTCTACAGCTTCTGTAAAATATTTATTTTGTGATTTAAAACCCACATCTTTAGCTAACTCAGTAAAAATTGATTTAGCTTGTGGGGAGTCCGCAGTTTTAAAAGCACTCAAAAATGTATTAGCTAAATAATTTGCTTTAGTTGCTTCATATAAAAGTTTACCATTAGCTGTAGCATTTTTACCCTCTGCACCAATCATTTTTTTAAATGCTATTAAGGCTTCTGGAGAGTTTGATGCAAATACATTTCGTGAAATGACATCAAAAACTTGATCTCTTGGTAATGCTTCTTTACCTAAAACACCATTTACTCCTTTTTGTGTGAATAAATTAGAGTCAAACCTTTTTAAAATTTTTGGAACTGATCCTTTTTGATAAAAACCCATGGTGGCAGAAAACACAGCATTTGCTTTTTTTAACTTATCATAAAGTTGAGTTCCCATGTTATACTTATAAGCTAAATCAGCTTCTGCTAATTCTTTACCTGAAGACTCAACTATATCATCGTATGTTCTTGAAATTACCTGATCTCCTTTTAAAAACCCTTTACCTAATTTTTCTCCAAATGCATTTAAATCATGTTCTAGATACTGTCTTATTTGCCAAACGGAACCAACTGGTAACTCCTTTTGCGTGTCTGTAATAGCTTTGTTTACCATTTTCATGACTCCAGAATATTCTAATGGAGTTATTTTACTATCACCAATTGCATTTAACATTTTGACAGCTAAATTAAGAGGATCGCCATCCTCTTTAAGATATTTATCTATCGCTTTTACATCAATATCACCAATACCAGCTTTAAAGTTTGGTATATCTGGAAACATAGCTTTATTTGCATCGGCTAATTCTTTTACATAAGCAGCGGTTTTATCTAAAGATATTAATCTAGGATTACCCGCCTCTTTAGCAAATCTTTCAAAAGCTTGATACTGAGCTCCTATTAAAGAAGCATTTTCTTTAAACACTTTACTCGCTTGATTAAATATTGAAGATGATAAAGCAGAAGTATGCATTAAAGGTGCGTATCTAACTAAGCCATCTAAATATTGTTTACCTGCTTCTTGTTCAGCTACTTGTAACGCTTCCCTTCCTATTCCTGAAACAAATGGAAATACACCAACAGTTTTAAAATAATTTCTACCTAAATCAGAGAAAACTCCATCTTCTATACCCGTCATTAAGGGTAATGGTAAACCTTTATCTCTAGTATATTCTGCTAACCTCGCAGCTTTATCAGATTTTGCACCAAACAATTTTGCAGTAAGTTTTCCTAAAGGACCAAATAAAAATGGTGTCAAAGCTGCTGCTCCTGCATTAAACATAGCTGCATCTTTTGTGGCTCTTGCTGCGTTTGCTAATATATCTTGATCTATTTCTCTATCTGGTAAATCTCTAAACTCATCTGTTATTGCACTGGCTATGTTAACACCAATTTGTTCATTTAACATGTCATAGGTTATTGAACCTGTTCCTGCACCCACAGTACCACCAAGCACTGAATACAATTCAGCTCTACCTGCTGGACTAGCTAGAACTTTTGAGGGCACATCAGCAGCTCTAGCTGCTAGTTTTAAAGCACCACCCAATAATTTAAATCTTCCAGGTAATCTATCTGCTACTTTAATTGCAGATTGTAAAAACTTTCCTGGGCCTTTCTGCCATAGATTACCAGAGACAGCTGCACCATATATTTTTTTTCTCATTGCAACATATGGAGCTATTGATCCAGATAAATCACCTGCAAGTTCAGCTGTTGGTCTACCTTTAAAAAAACTATCCTCAGCTTCTAAAGCCTCACCTATTGGATCAGCATAAAACTCATCTCTTCTCGCTATTTCCTCAGCAGCTACACCTCTTTGTCTAATAATTTCATCTGTTGTTGGACCTTTAAGTTCTCCTCTTCTAATTAATTCATCAATAATTTGTCTTTGTTTTCTATTTAATTTTGATGGATCAAATGATTTATCATCCAATCTTTTTTGTAAATCTTCTTTAGTAGCCATTAAATACCCTCTAATTGTTTAAATAAATCTTCTGTTTCTGTTTCTGCGAAAGGATTTTCTAGTCCAGGCACAGCCATTTGTTGTTCACCTGTTATTAAGCCATATTTTCTTCTGTATTGATTAACTGTGTGTGTATCACCCAAATATATATCTTGATAATCATTTTCCAGTCTTCTTATATCTGACAATATTGTTTCATTGACTGCTCTTAAAGATTTAGCAACTGTTCTTTGACCTCTTAATAATGGGAAAACATTAACTAGTTCTTTCGCCATTTGAATGTCTTTTTGTGTTAACCTATCTTTTGATTTTAATGAGTTTGCTAATGCATAAACCATGACAGTTTCATTAATTGCTAATCTCTCAAGGTTTGCACTGTCGGTTTGATCCGCAAATGTTCCTAATTGTTTTTCTATTTTATCTTTTAATGATGATGTAGAACCAAATTGTTTATCTAAAAGTTTATCAGCTGCTTCTAAATCTTCAGCTTCACCTGAGTTTACAAGTCCTTGAGCTAATTTAGATCTTAAATCAGATGCAGTTCTTTCAGCATCTTCTATACTACTTATGTTAAATCCAAAATCACTCAAAGCATCTCCAAGACGTGTTGTAAATAAATTAAATCGTCCTGCTGGACCAGCAAATTTTTTATCGTCTCTCATTGCTTGTTCAATAATATTTATGGTATTTGTTCCAAGTTGATAAGCTTTATATTTAGCAGATAAATCTCTTAAAGTTTCCATTTGACCTTTTTCTGCACCTTTTTGTGTTCTAAACGAAATGTATTGATCTGGAGTAACTGTTACAAAAACTTGTCTACCAAAATCATCAACTTGTCCAGGAAACGCTATTTGAACCGTGCTATCTTTTAATTGTCTTGCAGTGACGTTCATTGGATTTCCATTTCTGTCTAACATTCTTACAACACCTGCTGTAGCATCAGGATAATCTGGTGCTTCAATAGTAGCATTTTTTGCTTTTAATTCATCAAAAGCAATTTCTAAAGCGTCAGCCATAAATTCATTTTCTAATTCATTTTCTTTTAATTTAATTGTTGCATAATTATTTACTGCTGGGCCTAATGCTTGACCAAATACTTCTAAAGCTCCTCCTAAACCAGATTTTGTTGTTGTACCAGTTAACAATCCACTAGCTAAATTTGCTAAAAACACCGTCTTAGCTTGTGAACCTTGGCCAGCCATTAATTCATCTCTTATTTGTCTTGCTCTTACAATGACATCACTAGTGACCTCTGATCCATCACCAGATTTAATTTTACCAGCTTGTGCATTATCTGTTTGATCTTTAACTAATTGTTTATTAGCTTGTTCAGAGGTTGTAGCACCGACAGTATCAGTTTTTTTCTCTTCTTCTTTTTTTGCAGTTTTAATTTCAGTCGGTGATTTTGGTGGTTCTATTTTCATTTCATCAATCGCTAAGTCACCTTCATCAAGATTGTTTTTAATTACTTTATCTATATCTACAGTGCCTTTAGCAATTTCAGATTCATTTTCTGGCTCTGTTAATCTGTCTACATTTAATCTACCACCACCTTTTTTACCTTTTGTTGATACTTGTTGTCTAACTTCTGTAGCAGGACTTACAAATTTTACTTTATCTGCGTCAGCTCCAAATAATTCTTGATCTGTTACACCTCCGTCAAAATAATTAAATGCTTTATTTCTTTGTTCTATTTCAAACCTTTTTCTTTCTTCTGGAGACATTTTTTCGATTCTCTCAAGTTCTTTTCTACCTGCTGCTATTCTGTTTTGTATTAAAGCTCCTGTTCCAAATAATACTGCTTGAGGTCCTATACCCATGCTACCAAGGGCTGCCGCACCTGGAAGTCTAGTAGCTGCTGCACCACCTAGTCCTGATAAACCTAATTTTACAGACTCTGGTAAATTACCTTCTGGATCTGATCTATCCAAAGCTCCGTAAGTGACTCCTGAACCTAGTAAAAAGGGTAAACCGAATGCACCTCTAACACCTCGACCAACTGTGTTAAAAAATCTTCTAGTCATACTTAAAGGTTTTGGTTGTGGCACATTAATCATTGGAAATCTTTGAGGGCCAGTGCTTACATCCATTGTAGGCCCAACCATAGTTCCTAATTGTGCACGTATTGGTGTAAGATAACCTTTCTTTAGGGCTTTTTGCCTAAACAATGGTCTATTTAAAACTTTGTTTAATGACATTTACCCTCCTACTTTGTATTTTGGAACGCTGTGAATGCTCCTATCCCTGTACCTACCGCTTGAGCTAAAGGACTTGTTGTTGGTGCCGTACCCATGGTTACACCTGATTGTGTTTTAGGACCAGCAGCATATAAGTTTGCTAAAAATTCTGCTCTTTGGAATGGTTCAAATTGTTGTTGTAATGTAGATTGTCTTTGTGCATCTAAAGCAGCTTGTGCAAGTTGTCTTTGAACACCTCCAGCAGCCATTAATTGAGAAATATCTTGTTGTCCCATTTGTTGTTGAAGTTGACCAGCACCTAACAATTGTTGACCAACAGCAGCTTGTGTTCTTTGTTGATTTTGTGCAGCTTGTAATGCAGTGCCAAAACCTTGTTGTCTTGCTCTTCCTATGTTAGATAAAATTCTATTTTGTAATTCTGCCTGTTGCACACCTTCTCTACCGCCACCAAAAGCTCCACTACCCACTGCTTGTGCAGACAATTGATTTTGCATTTGTTGTCCTTGTCTTAGTATTTCACCTGTAACAAATTGATCAAAAGGATTAAAAAATTGTTGTATGTTAGGAGCTGCTGCCGCTGCTTGTAATTGTGCTATTCCCTGAGCCGTTGTCCCTGCTCCAACACCAGTTTGTCCTGCTAATCTAGTAGCTTGTTGTTCTAATTGTGATAATGGTGCAACTTGAATTGAAGGTAGACTAATAGGTTTTTGAGCGACCTGTCTCGCTATATCCATCAATTCTAGTTTTCGTTCTTCTATACCAGGTGCTTCACGAACTATTTGTGTAGTCGTTGATGGTGTGCTTGGTGTTCTTGATCTACCTCCGCCTAAAAAACTCATTTATCTATCCATTTCTCTAGTTGTACATGTCTTTTTTGCCAGCCCCATTTTTTTGAAACTCTTTCCCAACCAGGTCTTGCCATTATACTTAATCTTTTACATGCATTATGTTTTGCAAACTCTGTTATCTCTTTCACTAATTGATCTTCCCAATACTCTCTTCTTTTTCCAGTGCAAATAACTATTTCATATTGTCTATAATTAGGTAGCTCTGCTATTCTTCCTACACAAACTCCAAACACTTTGTTTTCTTCTGTTTCATCCGAGCCAAACATAATCCAACATTGCATAATATCTTTTTTTAATTCTCTAAAAATGTAACTTGAGTCTGCATACTTACCTGAGAAAGCCAAAGCTTCAGCTACCATAAACTCAGCTAAAGGCCAAAATCTATCAATGTCTTTTGGCTCTATAGGTAGAACACTTACTAATGGTTTAATTGATTTTTTGCTGACTGTCCCCATTCTTCTCCTTCAATAAATCAAAAACTCTTTTATATCGTTTTTGTTGTTCATAGAAGTATTGGGCACCTTTTTCTCTCATGTCTTTCATGCTGTTTGGATTTCCTCCAGCTATGATTCCAGCACCTAATACTCCATCTGCTCTCGTTACAAACTCTCCGTCTGCTAATTGAGCTAACATTGTATCCTCGTCTTTATCACCTGCTCCTGATCCATCTTCAACATAACCACTTGCTCTTATGTAGTTGTTAGAATCATTTTCATCATGTGAAACTTTAGAAGGTAAATAGTTTACACCACCTTCGTTGAATTTTTTTATTTGTGCAATACCACCAGTATTTAATCTAGTGACGTTCAAAGACAAGTTACCTAATCTTCTAGCATCTTTAGCTTGTTCTTCTGGTGCGTAAACTCTTTCGTATTCTTTCTCTTGTCCTGTTTCAGGATCGATATATTTGAAACCTGGTCTTTTATCTCTCATCTCTAAGTAACCAACGTTGTAACCTGGTTGATAAATATCGACAGGTGCTTGATCAAAAGCTCCTGCCAATAAAGGCACAGCTCCAGCTGCAAGACTTACTTTTAACGGATCATAACCTGTGCCATCAGCTTTTTTGAAAAAATCTAATACATTACTTAATCCACCACCTGAACCTTCACCTCCGCCTTGGCCTAAACTAATTATTCGTGAGCCCATCTTACCTCTCATATCAAAAGCTTTTGGATTAGTTCCTCTTGTTAAAAAATTTGATGCACCTCGACTAGCAATCTCTCGTCCTAATGTTGCTTGTGTTGTACCCGGTAGTAAACCTGCAAGGCTACCACCCATCGAGTATCCACCAAAACCACCAAGACCTGCTGATATTAATGAGCCTATACCTGAAGCTCCTGAATCTCTTGCTGATCTAAATCCTTGAACTGCTCCGATGGCACCTAAAGCATATGGAAGTAAAGCAGCAAATGACATATATAATTCTCCTTTTAGATCTAAATATTCGATATTACCATTTTACTTATGTAATATCAACTCATCGACAAACTTACCTTTATACTGATGCTCTCCAACATGTACAATCTCATCTAAAACATAAGCGTAACATTTACCGCCTATGTCCTTCCATAGTTTACAAAAGGCAAAATCCTCACCAAGATAAGTCTTTTCTATTGGATCATGTAAAGTGTCGAAAAAATTCCACATATGCTTTCTTAATACTAATTTACTATTAATGACTGTGTTTTGACGTATCTCTCGCTCTGGGTATTTATCTATTAATTTATCAAAAACTGACCTCTTAATTAACATACATCCAGTAGGGGCATGTGTTATTTCTATAATACCATCGGTTAGTTTTATATCATCTTTATCTATGACTTTCATTGGATAGCTATTAAATATTTGTTCTAGATCCTCTGGTTTTTTTACATTTCCTTGTTTTATTTCATCTAAACCTTTATCCCATACAAAAGCTTTAAGTGGATATGGCACAGATATAAGTTCTCTCTCTGCCTGGAGCATCTTGGCAACAGTTTTAGCTTTAACATTTATATCCGAGTCTATAAAAAGCATATGTGTGCAATCTGATTCTAAAAAACCAGAAACACATAAATTTCTACCTTGTGTTACTAATGACGATTTAAGTATACAAAATTCTACATGTATTCTATTAGAGTGACACATTCTTGATATGTCTAAAAGTGATTGAACATAATGTAAGGACACCTCTGAATGACATGGTGTGGCTACAAATAATCTATAAGGTGATATGCCCTTTGATTTTTTATCAACCCATATTGGTTTGATTAATTCATCTTCATCAAGATTTTGCATTTAAAGCTCCTTCTAAAAATATTTCCCACTCTCCGCCCTTTTTTTTCCAATCGTAAAATCTTTTAGCATGTAATTGTTGAGCATCTAAATGCTCCTCAAGATAGTCCTCTCCAATTTGTTTACATGCCATATCAATAGCTTGTCCAAATGTTTGTGCTAATTTCACATAATCTTGCGTGTAGTTTACATACACTGGCCATTCAGAACAAGTTTCATACAACGCACCATAATTTGTACATATCATATAAATACCAGCTGCCATGGCTTCTAAAGCCCCTATACAAAATGTTTCCTCCCAACAACTAGGGTGACACCATATTTGATAATCACTGATGTTTTCCATAATATATTCATGAGGTTTGTATCCAATATAATTTACATTCTTTAATTTTTTTGCTTGATCAAAAAGAGGATCGTATTTTCCTTTATTTACTTTCTCAAAGTAATCTCCATAGATTTGTGTTGAAGAATAAACATCCAATACAACGTTAGGATTTTTAACAAACTGCATCGCACCCAACATGACATTTAATCCTCTCCAAGGAGTAGAGTTATATAATATTTTTATTTTTTCGCCTTTCTTATAAGGCTTACGTTTTGGAAAATTTTCTACACCATTTTTAATAACCATGGATTTATCTTGTGGTATTCTGAAAAAATATCTAAATTTTTCGTAGTTCCAATGAGAATTAAATATGTACCAATCATATTCATCATGTCGGCTTTGGTCGCCAAAAAATTCTTGTAAGTTTGGTTGATCATAAGAATTTTTTTGCCAGAGAATATTTAACTTATCTTTTACTATAGGCACTTTACCAGGGATTGACGTACAGATATTTACTTGATCTAATAATTCTTTTTTACAGTATTTATGCAACAGCTCTAGTTGTAGTTCTGTCCCGCCACGTGGTTTCATTCGTCTTTGGTTTTACCAAAAAGCGTAAGTTTAGCAACTGTAATTTCTAAATCCTGTCTAAAATCATCTGCGACTGTATCTGTGTTTGGATCTGCAACATCTGCATCAAACTCAGCTTTATCTGCATAGACTTTACCTGTTCTTTTGTTTTTAACAATCTCAACAGCTTTTGCAGGTATTCTTTGTATTGCCATTATGACCTCCCTTGTCTATTGTATTTCTTATAATCTCTTTTTTCACCTTTTGAAAGTCTTTTCTTATGCCTTCTAGGTCTCTTTCTTGGTTTTGGCCTTGGAGTAAAATTTACAAATTTACGTTTAGCCATTTTCTTGTGATCTATCTAATAACGCAAAAGATACAATACCCTGAAGTTCATCTGCTGTTCCTGCTGTCATTTTTAAAATATCACCCGCTTCAAGAACTAATGTATTATTTATTATATCTTTAGTAACACTTCCTGATAATGACTCATTAAAAATTCTAAATGTTGCACCTGCTGATGTATCAGTAACCTGAACGTTTAGATTTACACCACCACTAGAGCCATTATTAACTTGTATTTGTTTTATTAAAATAGTTCCGTCTGTTGGACAAGTAACAACACTTGTTGTTCCAGTGGTTGATAAATTTATACCTGCGTTTTGATATCTTATTGTCATTGTAAGAAAAAATTAAAAGTGTCTTGTTCTTCCTTTAGATCAAACTGAAAAGAAAAATTTAATTGATTTTTTAATGTATCTAATGCCTCTAATATTTGTCTTTGATTAGACTCATCATATTGTGGTTTAGGCTCTGGAATGTATATGTCTATTTTTGCCATTATCTCATGAAGCCCATTGGTAAACCATAAATATATTCATTATTAATTACTTGTGGTGCACCAATTAAAGATCCTATACCTTGATTCATCATATTCATATTAGGGTTTTGTAAATTAGGATCATTTAATAATGGCATGATACCTGCATCATTGTCTTGTCCACCTCTAAGTAAATTACCAGCTGCATCAATCTTACCTGATAACCTGTCTGCCATATACTGTTTATACCCAGCTGCTGATCTTTCATAATTATTTATATTTCTATTAGGATCGTTTTGTGTTCTGTTTTTTAAATCTGAGAAATAATCTATATTAAATCCTAATATTTGATCTCTGTAAGGTTTTAAAATATTCATCGCTTGGCCACCTGGAATCCCAAAAGGAACCATTGGCACTCCTTCTCTTCTTAAAACGTTTAATGTTGCAGGTGGATTTGCTTTTAAAAAAGCTTCTTGTTGTCTACGTCCGCTATCAGATGGTTTACTACCTGGTCTTTTTGCTGTCGACATTCCAGGTGATTTACCTGTTTGTGTTTGTTGTGCAGAGTATTGTTGTCTTTTGTCATTCATTATCTTTGTCCATCTGGTTGTGTATCAGCTCTAAAAGTTCCGTATCTCCAACTTTGATTTACTGAAGTGTTTTCTACTCTTAAACTAGCAAATCTAGCTCTAGCTCTAGTATCTACTTTAGTCGTTGAACTGTTGATTGTAAAGGGTCCAAGAGGAGAGGATGATTCATTGTCTACTGGGAAATCTTTAAGTAATATTGATATTTTAGCATCACCAGTTAATACTTTAAAATCGGGAACAAACCTTCTCATACTCATAAAAAATTGACCATTACCCTCAACATCTAAATCAAAATCTCCCGACTTAATAAAAGAAACAATTGCTGTAGAGGTGCCGTTTGCAGCCACTTGATTAGTGCCCTCTTCATGAGAGTAGTATGTCGTAGCTCCTCGATTGTTTGTAATCCCTTGAATAACAGGAAATGTAGGTACACCAGTTGAATTAAACTCTGTTGCATATGGGTTATCAAAAAGTGTTGCATCATAATAACTTGTTCTTGATAATGACCCAGTAGTCCAAACACGTTCTTGATAATTATATGTTACGACTCTATCAATGTTCACAGATCCAAATTTTGGATAGAACCAATTGATTTCAGAATACAAGGTATTATAACCAGCATAAACAATTTCACCACTAGTAAACTGTAAACCAAGATTATCTCCACCTGTAGTAAAAACAAAATCTTCTACTAAACATGGTAATGACTTAACTGTTCCATCATAAACAAAAAAACCACCTGCTTGACCCATCCAATAAACTGCCCCATCAACATATTGAATTGAGTGCTGACCTATAGCTCCACAGTTTGAGCCAACCTGTCGAATAGAGAATGTAAAAGGAGGACCAACAAATTGCATAACATATGCAGCAGTATCTGTTAAAATTAAAATATAATCTTTTGCTTTTGCTGCCCCAACAATTTTAGTGCCGCTATCTAATCTAAAAGTTCCAGCAGTATTAGTTGAGGTAGGTGAATAGTTAGTGGCGTCTTCTTGATCTGAAAATCTAATAAATAATTTGTCTTGTGTTGTAGTAGTGCCTATTGTTGTTTCGGTTCCTAATATAATTAAATGTCTATCTCTTTCAGAAACAATTGATGCTACAGATGCAGTTGGAGCACCAGACAGTGCTGCGGCTCTAGTAGTTAAAGCGGCATTATTAGCATTAATAGGATTCCAAGAAAATGTTTTGCCATTTTTTGCAGTGGCTATAAGTTGTTGTCCAAAATTATCTAATGACCAATTAGCAGGTTCAAGTATTACAGATGAAGTTCCAGAAGCTGTGCCCCATCCTGTAAAGTTTTGTGCATCAGTAACAGTGGCACCATTGGAATGTGCTTGTCCGTTTGAGGTGCCCGGTGTCGCTGTTCCGTTAGCCCCTCTTGTTATACCAGTTAAATCATTACTTGAAATACCGCTATAGGTAATTAACTCATTATCAACCAATATAACGCCCGATGTTGGTAAACCTGTAACTGATGTCAATGTTATACTAGTTCCTGAACCACCTGTCCCTGCTGTATCTGCATTAAGAGCACCATTTAAAGTTGTTTGAATAGGGTTTGTTACACTACCACCATAAAGACCTGTGCCCCATCCATATCCAAATGTCTGAGTTGCAGGACCAAAATCAACATAGGGTTTTATAGATACAGCACCAGCAGCAGTCATACCTGTTCCTGTTTCAGTAGATGGCATAGTTAAAACTAATGATGTAAACGTAGATGATTGTACTTCAAATACCACACCATCAAAATCTGTAGTTGAAAATCCTGTTGCTCCACCACCAGGTAACGTTACCGAGTCTAAAATAATATAATCACCTGCATTAAGATTAGTTCCTGATATATTAATTGTAACAGTTGCAGAACCATTTACAGAAGTAAAAGTCCCTCCTGATATTGTTGCAGCTAGCGGTGTAATGTCATAAAACGTATTAGAATAATAAACCAATAAACATTTATCTGTTCCTATCGCAGCATAAACTCTACCATCTAAATCTGTCCACATATGCTGATGTCTTGCATTTCCTGCTAATGTTGATGTTGTAAGCTGAGACCATCCACCTATTTTCTCAGGCAATCCGTATCTAAATCTTACATTATCTCCATCAACCCATTGACCCTCAGCACCTGTTTCAGTGACTTGCTTATTAAATCCTGGTTGTATTGGTACACTTGTTAAAGGCATCCGTAATTATACCATAATAGATTATTGAAATCTATTTCACTTCATGAAGATTTGCACACTAATTCTAGGCATAATATCTGTTAGAACAGGGTTAACTTTGTGTTGAAATGGTGATTTTATAATAACAATTGAATTACCTTTTAAAGGCAACCACCCATGTGCTGTAGAGTCTGCAAACATAAACTCACCTCCCCAGTTAGCATTCCATTTATTATTAATGTAATAGGTAGCACCATATTTCCAACTGCCATCGTTATGCCAGTTAATACCTGAGCTTTTTTTCATATAATGAATGTTGGTAGACATTTTAGCAACGTCTTCAAATTGAAAAAAAGGATTGTGCTTTACTAATGTTTTTAATTTTTCAAAAGGTTGGTAATTACTAACACTTGTTCTTAGAGGTGGGTTTAATCTTTCTATAAGACCCTCTTCCCAAACACCTTTTGAGGTATGTAAATTTATTTGTTTTCGTTCTTTGATAATAGCATCATGTATACCTTTATACATATTTTGATCTAAAAAATTATGTATCCACCAAATTTTTCCAGGAACAGAATAATACAGCTTCATTGAGGCCCTAAAAAACAATTAATGCAATATCTTGTTCCTTTAGTTACAGGATCTGTACCATGAATCCATATAGGTTCTGCTGGAAATATCATAGCATCTCCAGTTTTAAACGAACATTTTACACGTCCATCAAAAAATCTAAATTCACCGCCCTCATAACCTTCGTTTAAATTTATAGTGCAAGACGCTCTGTTAACTACACTAAAATCAGAATGGTCTTTAATATATTGTCCCTCTTCATATTTAAGTATTCTAATATTATGTGTGGTTGTTAAAAAAAATTTATTCTCAAATGTTGGGCATATATTTTTATTTAAATGCATTTCATAATTTTGTAAAACTATGCTTAAGTAAGTTCGTATAATATCAAAAGGTTTTTTAAAAGACGCATCAAACTGCACAAAATGAGATAAATTAATACATTTAAAATTATCTTTTACATTTTGTTTTTCTTTAAATTTATAACTTTGTTCAGTCTCAGATAAGTATTTTTTGGTTTCAAAAAAATTAATTAAACTATCACATATAGCTTTTGGCATTAGACCATCCATGTGATATTTCAGTTCGGTTATTTTATGGTCAAACATTCTTTATCTCTATCATAATAATATTTTTTACCCCATTGATCAGTATATTGCCATAGAAACAATGTGCATGTATATCTTCTCATATCTTTTACAGGACTTACATTAGCAGCATGTGTCATGTCTGAGGGAAAAAATACAGCTCTATTAGGTTGAAATCCAATATGTATATCTAAATCTTTCATATCCTCATCTTTTCTTTTGGTATAAAAGACTGTGCCATTAGTTACAGCCACAGGGCCATCAATCATCAAAAGCACATTTGCAGCAGCAGGATCTGTATGAGGTTTTAAAGTATCTAAATTTCTCATGTCAATCCCAGAATCAGGGTCGATAACATCTATCTTAATATTAAACTTTTTTTCTGCTTGTCTACATAAAATGTCAGCTAAATCTTTATCATGTTTTAGAGAAAATCTCATACCATAATAAGTTTCTTTATTTCTTACAAGCTCTTTACCAAAGTATCTTGGAATATATGGTAAGCCTTTCTTTACATAACCTTGAATTTTTTTAAGCTCTTCTTTTTCAAAAAAATCGTCTACAATCTGTATCATTTTAATATTGATTTTATTGTATTACAATAATAAGTATCATACTACAAGCACAATAAAAATGATAAATATATTAGATAAATCTAATAACGTTCAAGAACAGATCACTAGTTTAAATGTAACATATAAGAGATCAGTAAATATAATTTTTGGTCATTATCCTTTCCCAGAAGAAATTCATAACTTTATTATAGATATAAAAAACAATATTGATCCAACTATAAATTATTCAAATGTAAAAGGTGGTATGACTGATTGGTATTTTTTTAATAAAAAAAATAATTTTAATAAATTTTTTAATTACCTAATAAATAAAAATAGTCAAACTCACCCTGACATGTGGAAATATTTTTTTGATAAATATTTTGTTTCTAATGCTTGGGGCAATGAAATAAAAAAAGGGGATAGTGTTGGTTTTCATACACACCCTTGTACTCATGGTTTATTGTTTTTAAGCAAAGGTTGTGATTTAATTTTTCCAGAACTTAATATTACAATAACTCCAGAACCTGGAGATTATTATATTTTTCCTGGTGAAATATTACATGGTTTCAATGAACATACTGGAGATCTTAATAGATATACTTTAGTATTTAATATATTACAGGGAGATATATTTAAATTCCAAAATAAGGTAAAGGAGCTTAATGAAAGAAAAGACATCTAACATAACTAATTTTATTGGTGTTTATGATAATTTCATAACCCCTCAAGAGTGTAACAGAGCGATAAAATTTTTTGAGGACATGGATAAATTTAATAAAACAATGAATAGAATCACTTCTGAAGGTATGTCTGTTTTAAGAAAACAAGATCAGCATTATTTTTGCACGTTTGATCAATATGATGTGTGGTTTAAAGAACTTAAGACTATGATTATAAACTTTGATTTAGCTTTTAATCATTACTGTGAACAAACAGGTGCTACAAATATTTATGATGTTAAGTATAAATATACTGGACTTAAATTACAAAAAACGTTACCGACTGAAGGTTATCACGACTGGCATGTAGAGTATTCTAGTGTTGATAGTGACGCTTTAAAAAGGGCTTTTGTTTATTCTATATATTTAAATGATGTTAAAGATGGCGGAGAAACTGAATTTTTATATTTTTCAAAAAGGGTTAAACCTAAAAAAGGTAGAATTGTAATATGGCCAGCTGCTTTTCCTTATGTTCATAGAGGTAATCCACCAATATCAGGTGAAAAATATATCTTAACTTCTTGGATGTTGTTGCCTATGTTAAATGATAAGTTTTAACTAGTATATGAAGTAGGTCTTGCACCTATTCTTGCTACCTTAGCATCAGCAGTTTCTTGAGTGCCAGTCTCGTCAAAATAGTTGTCCATGTCCCAATCAGATTGTAATCTAACTAAATGTGCAGCATCCCATCTATTTGTAAATTCTTGAATTGAACCTAGTGTTGCTTCATCATATTGAGAGTGAGGTGTATCATCTCTATACTCAACTTCATCTGTATTTGGAGTTGTGCCATGTTGAATAGCCCAAATATTTGAAAATTTTGATTGACTCCAAAATGCATCATCATCAATAACATAACCGTTACCAGCTGCATCGCCAGTTTGTTTAATAACTAGCTTGTCGTCCATAACTACTGTCCAATTTGCTGATGTTGCCATAAATTTCTCCTAAGTTTTAATTATATATATCACAGCCAAATAAGGTTGTACAACAGATGTTGAATCACCTGTAAATGTTGCACTCATGTTATGGTTGTGCCCTTGTCCTGATCCTGCATTTGATACACTCAAACCAGTATTACCTGAAGATCCTTCAGGTGTGTGGAAAGGATTTGTTTGTCCACCAGCAGGTGTGTGACCACCACCAGAACTTGCAAATGATATATTTGTTGGGTGATTGTGCGAAGCTAATTGTGCAGTTGATAAAGTTGCATTAGCTGTTGAACCACCTACGTTTCCTGTAGATTGCACTTGTTCTGCTCCACCTGTTGAAGCTAATGCTTTGTTATTAGATTTACCTAAAGCAATTTTGTCAGATAAGTTCGGTAAATTAAAAGTAGATGAACCATCTCCTGTTCCGTATGTTGTACCAACAATTGCAAATAAAGCAGAATATGTTGATCTAGAAACCGCAGATCCATCACACTCTAAAAAGCCAGATGGCACTGAAGATGAAGACCACGGCACGATAGTTGCAGTAGGTATACCTTCGATACCAGTAAGGTTTGCTCCAGTAAAATCGTATCTTGTTGCTTCGTAATTTGACATATTATTTCTCCATATAAGTCCAGCCTACATTTGAACCAGAAAAGACTAATCCAAAACCTGCACCCTCTGTGTTAACTACTAAGTCTGATGTTGCGTTAGCTATTTTAGAACTGTTTCTACCTACAGTCAATGCGGCAGTATCAAAATTAAATCTTGAATCTATAAAATGAACTTCATCACCAACAGCTGGTGACGCTGGAAGTGTAACTGTAAAAGCACCACCCGTTGTATCTATAAAAAGTTTAGCTCCTGCTTGAATTGTTTCAGCAGCGGTAAGTGTTCTCCATTTTCTATATTCATTTGTTTTTACAATGTTAGTTCCATCAGAATAAACAACATAACAATTACCTTCACATAAAAGCACACCTGTTCCAGATGCAGTTTTAAATGTTAATGTATTTCCAGCATGATCTGTTCCGTCTTCAATGTTGAAAACTTTTTCAATACTATCTGGTAAAGTAACAGTTCTATTTGCAGCTAATGTGCCAGTAAATTTTAAAGTTGCATTTCTTGCATTTGAAATTGTAGCATCTGTCATTGCTAGTGTTACATCTGCTGATGCAACATCAATTGCTTCAAAACCAGCTACTGCTTGTTGAACTAAATTTAAATTTGTATTTGTTTTGTTTCCCCACGTACCAGCGTTTTCACCGGTAGCCATTAATTCGAGTTTTAAATCTGACGAAAAAGTAGAAGCCATATTTTTTTATCTCCTGTTTTCCTAATTTTACTTGCAGCTATAAAGTAAATCAACCCTACCCCTAAGCAGCATCTTGCCATGTATTATTAACACCTAAATCAACTTCCTGCCACGGAGTAACATTTACGCTATTTATTGAGCTTGTTAATGATTGTCCTGTAGGAACCACTCTAGCATTAGCCTGAGTGCCCTCCTCACCCATAGCTGATGTTAAAGATAATCCAGAAACACCAACAATAACTTGAGGGACTTGTGTGATTGTACCTATAGAAGTGGTTAAAGACTGTCCTGTAACTGGCTCTGTTGTGGTTTGTGTTAAACTTGTAGTACCTTGAGATGTAGTCAATGATGAACCTGTAACTGGTACATCTAAGAATAATCCTGCTGGTGCGTTACCCACAGAGGTTGTTAATGACTGACCTGTTAATGTTTCAGTAGTAGTTTGTGTTAATGATGTAGAGCCAAGTGAGCTCGTCATTGTATGTTCAGCTACAGTAATAGATAAATCAGCATTAGCCGTAACAGAATAAACTCCAAACGTCATACCTAGAGCTTGGCCTGTCACAGATACTGTTACATCAGTGAAAGAAGATTCACTACCAATTGATGATGTTAATGAAAGTCCAGTATTATTTTTAGCAGAGTAATTTACACCCCAAGCTAAATTTCCATACGTATCTCTACCCCAACCCTCACCAATTAAAAACGTATCATCAATAGTTACAGATCCAGAAGATGTTGAGGCTGCAATTCCTGTTACTGGAACACCAATATCTACCACTTCTGTGCCGATAGAGGTTGTTAGAGATTGTCCTGTAACTGTTGTAGCAAAAGAAATACCAGCAGTTTGTGTTCCTACTGATGAAGTTATTGATTGTCCTGTAACTGATACATCAGCGTTAGCAGTTATAGTAGTTGATCCGATTGAGGTCGCTAAAGCCTGTCCTGTAACATTTTCAAAAGGTTGTAATTCTCCCCAAGCATTTACGTTCCAAGCATCACCTCCCCATCCTACTTCAATTATTCCCTCTGCTGTCTCATTTCCTATAGCAGTTTGAAGTAAACCAGCAGTTGTTAAATTTACTATATCTCCTGTTCCAGGTACAACTGATCCTTGAGATATTGAAGACGATACTCCTGTAACTGAAGTAGAGAATGAAGCAAAACCCGAGGCTGCTCCAACAGATGATGTTAAACTAATTCCTGATACTGTTACATTTGCGTCAGCGGTAGTAGTAGCTGTGCCGCTAGATGTTGTTAATGAAATGCCTGATCCACCAAAGTCATTAGAACCCCATGTGGATTGACCCCAATATTCAGAGCCTGGCGACTGTACTAAAACTGTAATATCAGCCACAAGGCTCCTCCTTTATAAATTATGCGATTCTTAAGATAGCTGCCGAAGTAGTGAATGCAGGAAACTGAATTGTAAAAGTTCCTGAAGTCGCTGTTTTATCTCCGCCAAAATCTAGAACAGCAACTGCATCAGTTGTGTTTGATCCACCAGACGTAGTTGTGTTATAAATTAAAGCACCTCTCGCTGTTAATGTAACTCCAGTAAAAGATAAATCTGCAAAGTCTGTAATAGCAGTATCAGTCGCTACTGACGTTCCTACGTTTACAAGTGCTTTACCACCAGATGTATAACCCGATGGTGAAGTTACTTCCGTATTAGATCCACCACCAGGGTTTGTTGCAAAACCTGTAGTTGATTTTCCTAAAGTAGCTCCGTTTGTAAACATCGCAAGTTTGTATGTGCTTCCGTTAGGTGCAGCTTGAAACTTGTGTGCACCTTCTAATAATTCTTTTTTAAAAGAATTACATATTGCGTTAGTTGTTATAGCCATATTTTCTCCTTATTAATAAGTTGTGTTTGGAGCTGGAGAAGGTATTTTAATTCTTGGTACACCATCATCATACTCCGCACGTCTTCTTCTGCCCATTTGTTGTAGAGCAAAATTTTGTATTTCTTCATTATACTTTGAATTGTATAGATTGTATAGGTTATCAGGGCCTTTTAAAAATCTAAAACACTCAGCTAAAACGCCATGTAGAAGCATAGACTCTTGATAAGTTGATATAAAAGTATTTGTTGAAGAATTAAAATGAGGTGGATCTTGAATATAATTTATCTGAACTGTATCTGCCGCTGCTGGTGTGGGAGCTACGATAATATTAAAATCATCAAAATTAGCAAAATATTTAGGTGTGCCTTGCTTGCCTGTGCCATTAAATTCAGAAATAAAACTCGTATCTTTTTTTTCTAAAAAAATTCTATTACCACTCGAATCAATATGCTCTACAGATCTCATAACGATCAAATCAGCAGGTAGAGATACAGCTCTATTACCAACTGTAAATGTAGAGGTTGCAGCCCTTCTAAGATCATCATAATCTACTCTCCCTGCAATATCAATTTCCACATTTCTAATAAACTGATCTATTAATGTATCACTTAAAACTGTGTCGGAAACTTCAGTATAGTTTCTTACTTGTGTTAGAAAATTAGCGTGTGTTATAGCCATTATGTTATACTCACTGTTATGTTGCCAATAGTGGCACTTAATTGTCTTCGTCTATTCTGTAATGATCCATCATCTGGAACCATAGATGAAATAGATGTGGTTATTCCATTTCCTGTAAAATTTTGTGAAAAAACACCAAATCCAAATATGCCTGGTAATGTTAAATTAATTACCTGAACTTGAGTTCCTCCTGAATCAGAAATTGTAATATCATTATTAAATTTTTGAGCAGGTTGTTGAAACTTCATTGGTCTTGCATTTTGTATCGCTATTGCATCTGCAACAGTTCTTCTTCTTCT